TTATACTCAGACCGTACCGCTTTAGCGAACAAAGCGATTCCGCTAAAGAATTAACAAGATATAAACGTGAGCCGACCCCGGAGATAGACGCAACCACTTTATCTAACGCTATATCCGCTTTCGGTGAAAACGAAGAAATAGAGGAGGCAAGTGACGGTATCTATGACTATGGAACAGATACAGATACCAGCATATACGGATACTAAAAGATGAATAAAAGGATATTAAAAGATGAATAAAAAACTAAGAGAACACCTAATAAATGAAATAAGCGGGAAGGATATGGTCCGGAGATTTATGGGTCAGGCTAACGATAATATGGCTAATCTTTTAACAGCTATCGAAGATACTATTGACCGTGATTATATGGATGATTTTAGCATGGGTGGATTGGAAGGATTAACACCGGCGGAAGGCAAAAAGAGAGAAAAGAAAGGCAAAAAACTCAATGCTGCCATGATTGAAGTCGATAAAGATTGGGAAAAACTCTGGAGCAAAATTGTAAAGATAATTAAACAACTATAATGAAAAATTATTACTACTATAAAGCATTAAGGAAAACTATTACACAATTCCTTGATATGTTTAACGATATAAAGATAGCACGGTATACGCAGAAGGGTATATTTGATAGGTATATCGAAGTACCGCTAAAGTTTGGCCCTAAAGAGAAAATTTGGTATTGGTTAAACGAGCGAAAAGACGATGAAATGTTGCCAATTATAAGCGCAACTATGTCCAGTATAGAATATTCACTGGAACGGGCAACAAATAAACATCGTTCTGTATGTATATCGCAGGATGATGGCGGAGATTTGACCCGTTTTTTAAACCCTGTACCTTATGATATTAGTTTTCAAGTGGGTATATGGGGCTTGTATATGACGGATATTGACCAGATTTTAGAGCAGATTCTGCCGTATTTTCAACCATATGTCTTTATGCGCCTATATATTGAGGAGTTAGATGCTACTTTTGACGTTAAAGTTATATTCACATCGGCCGCACCGGAGAGTGATGTGGAGTGGACGGACGATAATTTTAGAGTTTTAAAGTGGGTTTTAGAGTTTCAGGTACAGACTTACTTATTTAGACCTGTCGAAACAGTCGGAACCATCGGTAAAATTTACCTTAATTATTTTACAAACGAATCAGGTTTTAATTCAAGGGATAATTCAAGCACGTTTACAAGCGGTGCGTCAGGCGAAACTCAGCGTTTTGTAGCCATAAGCGCAGGAGCGACCCCGGAAGACCACTTTTATACATACGAATTATTCCAGTTTGGTAATAGAATCGGGCGGACGCAGGCCGTTGGCTCATCCGCTTCGTATATAGAAACTAAAGAGGAGATTTATGGATAATGGAAACTTATAAAAAATATTTACCTAAAACAGAAGCGACTCATCCCTTGCTCGCTAAAAACATGAAAACATATAAAAAGGCGTTAAAAAGCATCGGGATGGCGCAGGGAAATGTTGATTTTCTTTATAAACTTTTTAAAAGGAATCAAGATTTATCCCAATGGCTTGGTGATTTAAGTAAAATTGGCGAGTTACTTGATAATATGGAAATGGAAATTTCGATAGATATGGAAGGTGGAGTATAAATGGCAGTATGCGAAGGCTTGGGTCTAAACAAAGCGACCCCTGCAAATTTTGAGCTAACCTTTCCATTATTACCAACTCAGGCAACCATTGCGGCCAATGAACCGCTTATTCTTAATATTACAAGCGTTATATTACCGGCCGTCAATTTAAACCCGATAGAGTCGTTCTGGCAAGGCGCAAAACGTAAAATTGCAGAGGGGCCTTTAGACTATGAAATATTAAATACGCAGTTTATAGTGGACGCTCAGTTTAACAACTGGAAACTATTATATAACTGGATGGCGTATGTATCGGACAATAGCGAAAAAATGTTAGAAGAATATGCTAATTTTGCCGTAGATGCATCGCTCCGTATTATAGATAACTTTAACAACGATATATTAGGGGTTCAATTTATAGGAATGTGGCCACAGAATATTCAAGAAGTCTCATTATCCCATAAAGAATCGGAAGTTTTACTCGAATCTGGCGTTACTTTTGTATATGACTATTTCACCCTTAGAGATAACCCCTAATAAAAAATAATAAAATATATAAATAATATTGAAGATTTTTAAGAGAAATTTAGGAGGAGAACATGGCTTTATATCTTAGCCCTCTTGTGGACGTTAATGAAATTGACCTTACCACAACAATACCAGCGGTAGCAACCTCTATCGGCGTACTCGCAATTAGAGACCCCTATAAAGGCCCTGAATTAAAAAAGCAATTAATCACGAATGTTGATGAATTAATTGAGCATTTTGGTGAACCGACCTCCGGCTCATATAGAGATATTCTGGCCGGAACCGGATATCTAAAGTATGGTAATAAATTATACTGTACAGCAGTTATGGCACCGAGTGCGACATTTGCCGGTTGGCACGGCAATATACCAACATCTGGTTCACCACCTGCAGTATCAGGTGGAGCATTTACCGGAGCAACTGGATTTACAACCAATAATGCTTATATATTAAGCGATTTTGCATCCGAAGACCCTGACGAATTTGGGAATGAAAGCGCAGTTTTCGACCCGGGTTCAGGAGACTATGGTAGCAATATTTCTTTAATAGCAGCAACTCGTGGTAAATGGGGAAATTATATAAAAGTAGCACTCGTTGGTAGCGATACATATGATAATGTACGGAAAGGCAATACAATATCAGGTATGTCCACAGAGTTATATGACGATATCGAAGCGGTTGACGTATCATTTGATTCATCATCTAATACCGAATTTTTGGTAATCGTTAAAGCGGCCGACCAAGACCAAATCGAAAACGTAAGCCCGACTTATTTTATTAAGGAGGCGTGGCTTGTATCTGTAAATGATAGAAAGATTGACGATGAAGGTACTAATATTTTCTGCGAAAGGTTCTTAGCACAGAACTCTAAATACGTTAGAATGGCTATTAGCGCAAGCACGTTAAAGGCAAATACCGATATGAGCGGTCTTTATATGAATGATTATGCAAGTTTTACAGGCGGACAAAACACAGCATCGACTAACGTAACCGATGCAGATATTATAACCGCTTATGAATTATATGAAGACCCCGAAACAATCGATATTAACCTACTCATCGATGCGGATAAATCAGATACGGTTAAACAAACGCTTATCCAAATAGCCGAAGATAGAAAAGATACGATGGCAATTCTTGATGTACCTCAATCTATGGTAGTTAATAATCGTGGAAATGAAGCAACAGATGTTAGAGATTATAGACTTGGTACAGGAGGCGGACGTACCTTAAACGAAAATACAAGTTATGCCTCATTGTACGGCAATTGGCTTGAGATTTACGATAAATGGAATGGACGTTATCGTTGGATTCCTGCTTCTGGTCATGTTACCGGAATTTATGCTAATACAGACGATGTAAGCGACCCTTGGTTTGCACCAGCCGGTCTTAATCGTGCGATTATTACTAATATTCGTAAGTTAGCTTTTAATCCTAACTTGGCTAAACGGGATATTCTTTATAAAAACGGCATTAACCCAATAGTATCATTTGCCGGTCAAGGCAAGGTAATATGGGGACAGAAAACAATGCTCGATAAGAACTCAGCGTTTAACCGTGTTAACGTAAGACGTTTGTTTATCGTACTGGAAAAGGCTATCGCCACAGCGGTTAAATACTTCTTGTTTGAGCCGAATGATACATTTACAAGGTTACAGCTCATTAATATGATTGAGCCGTTCCTAAGAGATGTACGAAGCAGACGTGGTATTTACGACTTCTTAATCGTATGTGATAGCACAAATAATACGGCTGAAAGAATTGACCGTAACGAACTATGGTGCGATATTTACATTAAGCCGACAAGAGCGGCCGAATTTATCGTACTTAACTTTATAGCAACTAAAACGGGAGCATCATTTACCGAATTAGTAGCAGCCGGTCAAACACCAACAAGCGGAATATAAATAGTTAAAATAGGAGAATGAAACATGCCAGTCAGATTTACAATTGACGGATTTAAGAGTAATTTTAGGGACGGCCAGAGGTCTAACCTATTCTATTTCATCCCGGCTTTTCCTGCGGATGCAGTTACCGGAGATATGAATAACGAAAGGTCTACTTATCTGGTCAGGAGCGCACAAGTTCCGGGCACAACCCTTGAGGAAATAACATTAAACTGGCAAGGCTATGACTTTTTTATAGCCGGTAAGCATACTTTTAATGCGCTTACTATTACCTTTAATACCGACTATGATGCGTATATTCGTCATAATTTTGAGAAGTGGATGAACTTAATCCACGACCCCGTAACGAATGAATATGCGTTAATTAGCGAGTATATGGTTGACCAAAGGCTTCAGCTTGTCGGTTATGACGGCGACCCTGTTCTGGAGTTTAAGCTCCACGATGCTTGGCCGCAAGATATTGCACAGGCTTCTTTGGATTATAGTACTCCAGAAATTACTCAATTTGACGTTACATTAAGATACCAATACCATACGGTTACAGACCAACCGACAGGTAGTTAAAAATATTATGTTAAGGAGAGATTAAATGAGTGATTTTATTGATGAATTAAAAGAAAAAATCGATGAACTTGAGGCTAAAATTAAAGAGCTAAAAGCAAAGGCCGAACTGGAGTTTCAGGATAAACTTAAAGATTTACAAAATTTACTTGAAACCTATAAAGACCTTCTTGAGAACGCTACCGAGAATTTCCAGAACGAGATTAAAGAAAATCTGGATAAAATCGAAGCGGAGTTTAACGATATCAAGGACAAAGTCGAAAGCAAAATCGATGATATAAAAGAGGATATAGAAGAACTGGCGGAGGATGCCGAAGGCTTCTTTAAGAAGTATAAATGGTATGTTTTGGCCGGTGGCGCAGTTTTAGTTATTGTAATTATTGCAGCTTTAGCATTATAAAATAAGTGAGGTAAAATGGTACAAAGAACTCGTAAGGTGAAGAAAGCCCCGATTGAACGGGTAAAGAAAAAACCTGTAAAAAAAGAACCCAAAATAAGGGATGAAGAGATGCTCGGTGACCCTGTTATCGAGGATACAGATATGAAAGCTCCTGATGCAGAGGTCACCGATTTTAGGAAGTACCTAAATGTTTATAAATTTAATTGTGTACTTCCGGGTAGTGGTGAAACGGTTCATTTTAAGCCGATAACTGCCGCCCATTTTAAAAAGCTTCTAACGGTAAATACTGATAAATTAGATGCCATGACGGACGCTATATACGGACTATTTCAAGACCTTTTAATTGATTATGATATAGATAATATGTTAATTAAGGATAGACCGTATGTAACCTTAGAAATTAGAAAGCAAACTAAGGGTTCCGATTATAGTTTTCAATTTAATTGTCCAAAATGTAAGTCACAATCTATTATTAATATAGATTTGGATAAGGCTAAAGTTACTAAAAAACCGTTAGATGTTGACCCGGAAGTGGTACTGGATGAAAATATAACCGTATTTATGAAGTACCTTCAGATAGCGGACGAAAAGGAGATATTTAAGCATTTAGACGAAAGCAGCAAAGTAAACGATTTAGCCGCTGAGTCGGAACTGGCTTTATGGATGCTGGCAGCGAGTATAGAATATATAAAGACACCGGACGGAAAACAAAGACCGAGTTTACTTGAAAAGAAATACTTCGTTGAGAATATACCAAATTTTTTATATGATAAAATATTAGCGTGGCATGATGAATTTGATTTTGGCGTAGATATGGAAATACAGGCAAAATGCAAAAACAAAGACTGCCAGCATACCGAAAAAGTTGATGCGTCCCCTGATAATTTTTTTTTATGATAAGATTGTTTGAAATGGATTTACCGGCGTTAATGGATGAGCAATTCTTATTAGCCCAATACGGTATATCTATTATGGAATCCAACCATTTAGCTGATTTTGAGCGGTATGCGCTCGTAGATTTAGCGATAAAAAAGGAAAAACAAAAATTAGAAATGATAGAAGCAGGTGCCGCACTTAGCGTAAGCTAACGGATTGAAAGTCTAAAGGGTACGAAATTACTTTTTAGGCTTTTTTTATTGGAGATACTATGGCCGATTATTTTGCATCAATAGACAAAAACATTAAAGAACTCGTTAGGTCTATTAAAGCTAATAATGAATTTACTGAAAAGCAGACAAAAACATTAGATAAGTATACCGAATCTGCAGAAAAAAAGGCGGATAGGGGCTTAAAAGGTAGAGCTGCGCTCGAAAAACAATTAGTCGCTACGGAAAAATATCTTATGGCTGCTCATTCTTTATTAGAATCTGGCGCACGTGGAATGGATAAAAAGGTAATTCAGGAATTAGGCTTTAGTAAATTTGAAACCAATATGATGGTATGGGGAGATACTATTAGAGAATGGAAGGATAGTATAAAAGGTTGGGTTAAAGAACGGATTCAAAACTGGAAAGATAGCTCAAAATTGTATCAAATTGGTAAAAGATTTTGGGAACATGAAGCTACAGTGAAGTTTATGCAAGGAATGCTCCGGTTTGCACAAGGCGTTGGGAGACACGTTAGGGAAGTTCTTGGTCCATTTAACGAAGTAATTGACTTTGTAAAGGATGCTTTTACAACTGCTTTTAACCTTGTAAAAGGTGCTGTAACCTCAGTATGGGATGTTATGACTATGCGTAGAAAGGAAGATAGAGAAAAACGCATGGCTAAAAATATCGGTAAAATGAGGGAAGGCATTGAGTATCTCGTAAAGGGAGAAAAGGTATCGGCTATATCTGACCCTGCAAAAAAGAAGAGCATATTTGGTAAAATAGGCAATTTATTGGGCCTCGGTGCCGGCGGCGGACTTTTTGGCGGACTGGTTCGTGGAATAGGAGGTGGACTTGGAAGCCTATTAATTAAATTTGGCGTTATCGGTATGCTTGGATATATGATAGGTTCCGCCGTTAAAAAATGGATAGAAGTTCTTAAAGGTGGAGGCGGAGCAGGGGAAGCGGCCATTGAAGGTGCAGTAGCCTTAACCAGTTTGCCCCGTAAAATTTTAGGATGGATAGGTGACGCATTATTTGAATGGCTCGGTATAAATTTTAAACCGAGTGAATATTTAACGGATGATGCTTTTAGAAATGCCATTAATTATATAAACGATGGTGTCCAAAAATTCATAGATACAATAATAAATTTTTGGTATAAAGTAACTGATAAATTTTATGAAGGTGTAGACTGGGTACTTGAAAAATTAGGAATTGAAACAGCAGGCGTGAGTATTAGAAAAACTAAAGAAATGGCTGAAATGGTAAAAGCTGGTGGCATAGCAACCGAAGGACAGGCTCAAAGTATAGCTCAACATAGAGAAGCTATGAAAACAAGGTTAAGAGAACTTTATGCAAAAGGCGGACCAAAAGCCGAAAGAGAAGCTGAAGAATTAAGGAAGGCGTTGCATAGTTTAGACTGGGCGATAAAAGATTTGAGTAAGAGTCAAAAAGAAACTTATGATAATGCATTAAAAGCAGCGGCGGCTGCAATGGCAGATACGGGAGTAAGTCGTAACGATGTATTGGGACAAGAAATACCTGAAAGTATGTGGGACCCTGCAATGCAACAAAATATGAGTATGATGGAAATACAAGGAGATTAACAAATGCCTGATTTTAAAAGCGTAGACCGAATAGTATCGGAAAAAGTATCGGCACGGAATGCACAAATTAAGCAACAATTTGAAGAAGTCCCATTTGTTAAAATACCGGGACGGACATTTCCCCATGCTAATTTTAAAAACGCCTTGTGGTTGTGTTTTCAGGCTATGGAAGTTGAGTCTATTATCACTGCCGGTCGTGGTCAAATCAGAACGGGTAAAAGAAAAACCTTATTTAAGTTCCTTGCGCCATTACAAATTTTAGAACAGCATATGCACGAATGGCAAGAGTATCAATCGATACAATCCCGTTTGTTAGAGAAGGTTTTAACGGTTGAAGCAGGCGTGGAAAAGGTTGCCGGTATAGCAAGCAGTGTCGGACGGGCTTTTAAAGCGACTAAAAAATTACCGACCGGCCAGAGAATTAAGTCATTATTAACAAATGCAGGCCTCGCAAGTTATCGTATTCCTAAATATAAAGTCGATACTCCGTTATCATATACGGGTTCTCATAGACGACAATGGCAGTTTGAGTTTAATTTGGCGGATGCCGAGGGTGGAAATACAGTAGTGCAAGCGGTAAAACTCTTACAAAAATACTCTGCACCTCGTTCTTTAGGCGCAATTGCTATCGATTTTCCGCATATATTTTCTATTAGAACCGACCCACCGGGGCTATTAGAGGTTGATTATGCCGCTATGTTAAGCGTCCAGCCCACTTGGAAAGCACCTTATATAGATGGCTATCCAACTATGTGCGATTTAACAATAGAATTAAGGGATATGTCTCCGTTGTTTGAGAAAACAATTAGGGAAGGAAGCCTCGTTAACGTAACATCCACTACTCAAAACCCAAGAAATGAGTTATCACTGGCCGACCAGAGGGTTATTGGTAAGCAACAGGATATTATACGAACTAATAGCGCAGTTAACCAGTCATTAAACAGTTAAAGGAGTTGAAATGAACGGCACAGGTGAAGGCATCGGTGAGAAAAAAACTAACGGCAAATTAGAAAAACAAAGATTCCAGAATAAAATGGGATTGGCATGGGTATCCATGATATCCATTATTGTTTTTACTATCGCTTTATGGTTTTTTGTACCGGAAGCTCGATTAAAGATTATAGCCGAGGCATCGGCATGGCCATATTTTGCATTTACATCTATTATCGGAGCGGCAATAGGTTTTAAGACGTGGTCGGATAAAAAGATTTAGGTAAGCGATTCTGGAGAAGTCGCATAATGCCCTTTTTTGTATAAGTTTTTTATATGCTCTATATAATGAATAACCTTGTCGAGGTCTTCCTCGGGTTTGCCCTTATCGGTGCGCCATCTTAATAAATATTTTAATGCATTTCCTTCCCAAAAATCCAATTTATTCGCTTCTATAATTTCCCAAGGTTGTAAGCCCATCGTTTTATAATGGTCTCCACCAACCTGCACATCCAAAGTATTCATATGGTCTTAATAAACTCCTCTGCTCGTGGAATTAGGTCTTTAACCCCGTCTATTAGCGTTATATTAGGATATTCTCTAACTCCTAACGTATTATACTCCCATTTAGGCATAAAGACGTGTATACCCTCACTGGCTAACTCAATGGCGTTAATCCGTTTATCGTCCACGTAATACTTATATCGGTTAAGGTACGGTAATTTACTATGGTTTGAAGTGATAACCAGTTCGTAAGGAAAGTCGCATAAATATTCACTTAAAAAATGATAAGTAGCATTGGCCGCTCGTTTAGGTGGACGAGCCGTAATAATTTTAACAGGGTCATCCCCGTCTGATAGGCAATGCAATTTGTAAAGCAATTCATGCGCTCCGGGAAGAATGACTATATCGTCCATTCGCTCATAAGATTCGTGAATACACTCCCATATTGCGTTATCCGGTAGGAATGGCTCAGTATAAATACGCCATTTTTTGATGGGGAGCATCTCTGCCCCGTGTTTTTCTTTAAGTAATTTTTTAACAACGGGCATAATATCAACTAAACACCCGTCAAGGTCGAAAGCTATATCAATCAGTTTCAAAACTTGCTCCACAATGCGGACAATTTTTTATTTCTTCATCGCATTCACCACATTTTGGATATCCTTTTAGAGCATCCAAAACTTTCCCGTTAAAGGTTATACAATTTTTAACTGGCCCGTCCGCTGAACCATCTTCTGCTTCGGCTTCTGCTTCAGCAAACTCTTCGCTATTATTTAGACATTCGATATCGGCAGGGCAACTATCCTTGCCGCACGGTAAAACTTCAGCAGAGTCCCAATCATCCTTAGAATCCGAATTCCAAGTATCTATTGTATCATCGTTATCGTCATCTTCGTCAAAAGTTTTTTCGGGATTTAGATAATCATCCAAATCGGTTTGCTTAAAACTAAAAAACACCGTCCCGTCTTCGGTGCGTTCATCTCCTACCACAAAAGTTAAAGTAAGGTCGGCAAGTTCCGGTACGGGTTCTTTTTTAACATCCCGAATATAAGACTGCAACATCTCTTTAAGCATTTCCTCGTTTAATTCATAAACGATTTGTTTTTCCATAACGGGGTCACTATTTGCCCATGTGCTCATTTTTTTCTTTCTCCCATTCAGCTCTAATGTTTACAGCTCGCATTAACAACTTATGCGCTTTATTTATGGGTAAGTCTTTCATTCTTATTTTACGTCCACTGCCTTTAATGAGAAGAGTCCACTTGCGGTTTCTCTGCTCCGATAATTCAAATAAAACATTATCGTTACAGACAACCATAGCGACTTTTTCGTCTTCGGTAGGTGGTGAAGGCGTAATCATAGGTATATTATACTATAATAAGGCGATATTGTAAATAATTTATTTTAGTTTCATACCACCTGCATTAGTTTTTTAATTAGTTCTGAAAAGTCGAGTTCCATCGGTTATTTTTCCCTTCTATTTACTATTTTTTCAGCGGCTTCAGTCAGGATTTGACGTTCTTCATCGCTAACACCCATTTGGTCAATATTATAAGCCCAATCCATTAAACCCTGAATCAATTTAGACCGTAAAATCATCGTTGCTTTGTATTTATCCATTTTAATTCCCCTTTTTTACGGGCGGATATACCATCTGGCAATCCTTGCACATGTATATATGACGTGGATTATAACCTTTTGGTTTATTCTCCCTGCAACATTTTTTCATTTTTTTCATTTCTCCACTCCTAAATGTACAATTCTGGGTTGACTATCCTCTGGCCATTCGTAATGTAAAGCGACCATATAGCCCTTATGTGCTAATTTTTCGATAAGTCTGGGCATATTAGCCGTCCTTATTAAACCCCGATAAGCCACTCGCTCATTTCGGACGTGTAATACTTCTACAAAATAGCGTTTTTTAATCATCGGTCAAATCCCCTCTAACGAATCTAAATGTCGGCGTCCGCTTATAAGCCAAAAAACTATCGTATAAATTATTCATAACTTCACAATCGTATACCAAATCCACGGAACCGTTTATGGCTGCAGCGTTTCCTGATGCCACAACCGACCCAAGTACCATAGTGGAATTTGATGCACCACCACCATTAAAGGTAACATCGCCGTTAACAAGCACTAAACCTTCCCAACTAAAATTACCGGATATTGTTAAATCCCCTTCCACGTATAGAATACCGACCCCTGTAATATTTTCGTTAAGTTTAACCTCAGTTCCTGTATCGATAATAATAATAGTTGGGTCATCGGCATTTCCTAAATGGACATTCGGGTTTAGTTTATTACCGGATATATAACTAACTTCATATCGTTTATTATGGCGCAAGGCTTCTAAAACTTGTGGGAACGGATATGTAGCCCCTGCCAGTTCGTATAACTGATTTTCTCCGGTATTACCGCTAAAATCGATATCAGGTGGCATTAATTCGTATTTAATATCAGGTACAGCAGGGCAATTATAACCGCTATCATAATATGCTTTAGAAAACAAGGTGCTATCACCCCGACCTTCCCCGACAATTGCGCCAGATACACCGTTACCGTTTACTAAATTATTAACCCATAAGGCCGCTTCGGGCATAACATAAGGTGGAACAGGTTCCCATATACGTTCTAAAACAGTTTTTCCGCCACGTGGATGGGTTCCTTTACTCCGCACCACAGCAAATGGTACGCCTGTGGTCGTATTTCGTTCCCATAAATAATCCCCGTCCACGTCACCCATTCGGATTATATTACCGTCAGAATCCTTCCAGTGCTTTATAATATAGGTATAGGTCACGTTATTACCTAAAATATTGCTATCTCCACCTTCCCAATCGGGATTATCCCAGTCATCACGGGTAAGGTTTGCTTTTAGGTAATCGGGAGCAACCTCAATACCGGACTCTGCGCCATATAGGTTCATATTATAAATTAATTCGTTAGTGGATATGGCCAATTCGGTATTACTAATATTAGTGGATGCTATTCCGATAATCGTTAAAAGACAGAGAATGAGCATTGCTGATATAAGGACATAGCCTTTTTGGTTTTTCATTTTTAATAACTCCTTTTCATAATTGGGGCTTCAGTTTTATGAATCGGTTTCATAGTTTTAAACTTAATTGGTGCTCTCGTATCCTTTCCAACAAAAACGGTAGTTTGACGATTCCGGTTGGATTTTTTTTGGATATATGTGCCTTTTGTAAAGGCAGTTCCGAAGAGCATCATCATTAAAAACATGGCCATTAAGTAAATAAATCCCTTAAATCGTTTCTCGGACATTTAATATCCCCCTATCGGTATGGGTTTGAGTGTTTTAAGCCCCAAATTCGGCCACACGTGCCGTTTGTGGGGCGATTTTATAAAGGCCAGTGCCTTTCCATGAGCGTGGACATATATTCGGGATGTTTTTTATCAATAATATTGAAATAAAAACCCCATCCCATATCGTCATAATCTTGTGCACCTATAAATTCAATGGATTTTATATCCACTTTTTTGCGCTCGGCAACCCGTTTCCGCATTTTTTCGATTAAAGCGTCATCCGGTATATTAACGTCTTTTAATCTCATCCCGTTCTCCTATGATTCTACGTGTTCACCTTCGGGCGATATAATATCTTTAACCTGTACCCGAGTAAGCATCGTATTTTTTTCGCCTTTATATTCTTCGTGCTTTTTAACCGTACCCTTGAGAGTCCCCTTATCGCCTTTAGCCATATCCCATTTGTATCCGCTATAAAAGGTTTTATATACGTTACCGTCATCGTCTACTAATATATAAAGGACGCTCGTACCGAAGTCGCTTGCAACTTCTAAACTATAAACGCACTCAACGTATTTTTCGATGCGCTCGCCAATCTCCCCGACATAATTGCTAACCTTGCGCTCCTGACGCTTCTTTAATTCTTCTTCG